AGTGTATCCGTTCTCATCTAACCATCTCTCCGCAGCTACAGGACCGACACCTTTGACTCCACTGAATCCATCCGTAGAATCTCCCATCAATGTCTGTACTAAGTGGAAGTTGTCAGCTTCTTCCTCTGTTGGTTCATGGTATTCCTGTCTGTTATAGTCATAGAATATTCCTGGCACTCCTTTGAAGTCCTTGTCTATACTAACAATGATTCTCTTGTCTTGTCTGTTAGGATACTCAGTAGCTAAGATACTTAATATATCATCAGCTTCTATGTTAGCCCACAACTGTGCATCAAGTTCATTAATCATCCATTCCTTCATAGGCTTTAAGATGATAGGCAGTACAGACTTTCTTCTGTTAGATTTATAATCAGGGAATAGTTTCCTTCTGAAGTTTGCTCTGTCACTTAACGCTAGGACTACTTCATCAGCTTTTAACAAGTCCTTGAATTGCTCGATTCTTCCGATGACTCTGTCCTTAGCTACTGACATGTCTGCATGTACAGTCCAAAGCTCCTCTTCCCATTGTATATTTTCTTGTGCTATTATAGATGATTCAAATGCTAAGACATCTGCATCAATCAGTATGGTTGTTTTACTCATAGAATATGCTCCAGTTGTTTTGGTATTTTTTATGTTTAGATTTACTGTTAGGAAGTACATTCAACTTTATAGTTAATCCACTTACATTGTCTCTAGGTATTAACCACCAAGTCTTCTCAGGCAAAACATAACAACCTACAACATCTATTGTATCACACATAGCAGCTTTTCTTGTATGTCCTGATCCACTGTTTATACCGTATGTATTAGCAGATAGCTTTTTAGATGTAGCTTTTATCTGTACTCTTAAAGTACCTGCTGGACAAGTGACAATGAAGTCCCAAGGCATAGGTGTTGTGGGTATGTGAGGTTCAAAGTCTCTCTCTAAACATTCTGTTATGAACCTGGACTCTGCTATTGCTCCGATTCGTTGGCTGTTTGAAGATGGCATAGGAAATCTGAGGTCAACTGTATCGTACAATTCTGCAACTTTCAAGTGCCAATCGTAATCTAGTGTGTCTCCGCCCATGACTGACCTATCTTATATTCACCGTCCATAGGACAGAGTAACTTCAAGTCCTTACCTGCTGCTTTGATTGCTTTGATTGCTAACTCTCCGTATGTCTCAGCCAACTCAGGTTTAACTTCAGCTTGGAACTCATCATGTATGTTACCTACAAAGGTGTACTCCCTACCGTGTTGCCATCCTAAAGTCTGTAGTTTGTTGTGTAACTTTATAAGTGCTACCTTCATAACTACAGCACCAGCAGATTGAAGTAACATATTAAGTGCAGCGTGTTCTGATCTTACAGGTAATACTCTACCATCTAATCCTGTTAAACAAGCAGAGCTTCTTACTTTATCCTCTATCTTTTGTTTTAGTATTCTTAAAGCAGGTAAGTTAGACAGGAACTTCTTCTTTAATATTGCTCCTTCTTTCTGTGAACCTCCTACTATCTGTCCGATCTTAGCATCACCTGCACCGTAAAGGAATCCATAGATGAATGTCTTTGCTTGGTCTCTAGTCTCTAACTTAGCAGCTTGTTGATTAACTGTGTGGATGTCACCCTCTAAGATATTCCTAGTGTACTCACCACCATCCCAATTAGCTAGGTAGTGTGCAAGCATTCTTAACTCAAGTCCACTCGCATCTACACCTACCAATACATTACCTTTAAGTGGAATGAATAAACTTCTACACTCCTTACCGTACTCTGCTCTGACTGCTGGTACTTGTGCTAGGTTAGGTTTGGAATGTGTACATCTTCCTGTGACTGCACCGTTTGTGTTGACTCGTCCGTGAATCCTTTTATTCTTAACTAACTTAAGCCATCCATTCTCGCCTTCAGCAAGTTGACCCAGTCGTTTTACGACCAACAGGTACTCCAGCAATAGCTCGGCAGCTGGATGGTTTATCTTTTTAAGAGTAGGTTCATCAACCTTTATAGTCTTTCCATCCTCACTTACAGGTATCTCAAACCCAAGTTCCTCAAAGCGTTCCTTGATCTGCTTCCTGCTACCAGGATTGAAAGGTATGATCTCCTCCTTTACATCTAGTGCTTTAGCTTTGTTAACTAGGTTCTGTACCATACCTCTACTCTTAAGTATCTCTTTTAACTTAGCTTTGGTGGGTGCATTGATTACTTCAACTCCATCCATGTGTTCAATAGTTAAACTATATCCCTTTGGAGTCTTCATCTTTTTAACAGTAGGTTCAAACATAGCTTGCAGTTTATCTTGTAGCTTTGCTCTTGCTAAGATTAGCTTTTGTTCTAATACTTCTGCTGCTGCTATATCGAATCCAAAACCTGCTGACTCCTGTAGTCTGATGATGTAAGCAAACCAATGTTCGATGTCTATCATCTTCTTGCTAGGTAACTTGTTAATGAAGTATTCATACAAGGTCTTAGTAACCAGAACATCTCGCTCACAATACTTCTTCATCTCCTCATTGTAGCTGTCCCAAGCATCCTCGTTCTCTCCGTATGTAAGCTTCAACAACTTACCCATCCTGTGTCCCCAAGCTTTCAAGCTGTGACTACCCACTAACTTAGGATCAAAGTCCTTACGCTTGAAGTCTTCTTCTCTTAAGTCAGGATGAATACATCTCGACATTACTAATGTGTCCTGCACCTGTACTAATGGAGGATAGAAGTCATAGAGTTTAGCTAGTGCTGGTAAGTCAAAGCCTATGATGTTATGTCCTACAATCTTGTCAGCTTTCGATAACATCCTACATCCCTCCTTTATCCCATCGCCACTAAAGGTAACCATCTTCTGTGCTATTGGATCGTATATGGATAAGCAATGACAGACCTTGAGGTCACTCAGATTAGTAAAGTCCTCGATGCCATTTGTTTCTATATCAAAGAATAGTATTTTCATTTGTATTTACGCTTTTTATATTTTCTACATACATCATAGTTCTCGTCTACGATGCTCTCCATTATCTCTTTTATACCGCTAACTAAGAGACATGTATTTCCAGGGTGTATGTATATATCATTTATAGCTTGGGCTTTCCCTTTAGGTGTATTAGCGGTGACTTTACCTAACACAGCTTCTTTTACTTTTAGCTTAAACTCTTCACGAAGTCTGCATACTATATCTAGCTGTTGGTCCTTCGGTATTATACTGTCAATAGTTCCTCTCATATGAGTGATTCCTTCTTTTTCATAATATTTAAAATGGTGCTTTGTCTTTAAATACATTCTCATCTTCTGTGTACCTGCCGCTGTCTTGATCGTAGAACAAGGTAGTAGCAAGTCCAGTTTCTCCTGAGAATCTATTCTTCAGCACCCTTACTTTTGTTTCGTTATTGTTTTCTTTTTGTTGATTTCTCTCTAATCCTAGTACCATATCACTAAGTTGTGGTATAGAATGACTACCTCTTAGGTCTGATAATCTAGTGACTCCACCCTCTTCATGTCCTCCACCATTCGGTGGTCTTCTAAGGTGTGATACTAGCACCATTCCACATCCAGTCTCTTCAACTAGACTTCTAAGTTTGGTCATTGTATTATCAATTAACCGTCGTTCATCATCTCCTTGGATACCACTAACTACAATGGATAGATGGTCTAAGAATATCCACTTACATCCTAATCCTTTGCACAGGTACTTGATCTTACTTAACAGATTGTCACTCTCCGTACTTCCGAAGTGGTCATAGGTATAGAACTTTCCATTACCTACTGTATCTTCAAATGCTTTCCTGAGTTCTTCCTTGTTCAAATCATTCTCCAAGTGCAGCGGTTTACCCACATGAATACCCATGATACCCAACGCTGTCCGTCTTACTGACTCCTCCAGTGCTATGTATCCTACGGTTTGATCTAGTCCGAGGAGGTGGTGACAGACTTCACGACAGAACAGAGACTTTCCAATCCCTGAACCAGCACAAAGTGTCACCAACTCTCCCCTCCTCAGACCGTGCGTCATCCCATTCAAAGAAGCATAGGGATAAGGTTGACACTCTGAAGTATCTTCCTTTATTACCGCCTCCCATATCTCTTCTCCTCCTACTATCCCATCAGGTCTGTACTCTCTAGCTTGCCACAGACAATTCACCAACTCCTCGCTACGCTTTGCTACTAACATATCATTAGCATCTTTAAGAGGTAACTCTGCGATGTGTGCTTTACCAGGTGTTAACAACGATGCACATTCTGTAGCTCCGTTCCTTCCTGGATCATCATTATCAAAGCAGAAGATTACTTTCTCAAAGGATTCCAACCAGTCGATAGCTTGTGATACATATTTCTTTGCTCCTCCTGCACCGTTAGGTACAGATACTACTGCCCACTTGTTACCGAATGCTTGGCTTATAGATAGTGCGTCAATCTCACCTTCACACACTACCACTCTCCGTCCACCACTACTCCAAAGGTGCTGTCCATATAATCCATACAGCTCTCCTTTGATAGAAAAAGTCTTATTAGCAAACCGCAGCTTCTGTGCTACAAGTGTGCCGTTCCTTGATTTGTAGTTGGCAATGTGTACTGGTTCGCCATTGTGGTTACCTATATGATAGCCCCACTTTTGACAGGTTTCTTTA